GGATGTGGTAATCAGCGCATACTCCAAAATTGGGATTGTTAAGCCCGTCTGTTTAATTTGACTTTCGTAATTGTCCATAACGGGCTGCGGATAGTATATGTAGTCTGCGACGAGTTTTGTATTTTCATGATCTACCAATACAGGGGTGGGATCTGTTCCATTTTTTGGTATACAATATCTTTTTTTATTGTTGGTTTCGAAAAAGAGTTCGATGGCGCACTGCTCCTTCATAAGGTATAATGGTAATTGAATTTGACCGAGCCAGGGAAACATATCAACAAGCCTTATTTGGTATGTAGGGGTATTAGCCAGATCATTATATGCTTGAACTATTACACCGGTCGTATCCGTGCACAAACCAGTGTTTATAGATGTATTGCCTGTAAAGCCATTATCATGGTCCACACAGTAGTCTAATAAAGTGCCGTTAGTGATTGAATTTCTCTCAAAATTTTGCTCATTCGGTGTGAAACAGTTTCTGTATGCCATAAAATGATTAAAATCAGATATTGATGAAATTTCTTTGGCGCCGACCTTGAAGACCACTCTATTGATCAACGAGTGAACTCCTAGGTTTATGGGAAAAAAGGCTTTATTGGTCGTTTCCTTGACCCCAAGAATAATTTTTGAATTTCCGTGGAGACGCCCTTTATTTTCCAAAACGAATCTGCACATGGTTTCATTATGGATGACGGCATCTAAAACACTCGTAGTGGTGGATGTGCTCTGGTTAGTGGGGATCTCACCTACGTCCTGCAAAATATCAGGTTTCTGTAGACTCATAATATATATATATATATACTTATTTTAAAATAAAATTTTATTCTATTTTAAAATATTAATATTGCCAATTTCACCTGAGTACCTGGATACCATCTTTGTTCATGACTATAGTCTCTTTGCTATGAGCATAGATAAAACACGAAGTAGGATTATCCGTATTTAGAGTGGATTTTATAATCATGGAAAATGGTACGTCATACAGCGAAACCCCCTGTCCAGAAATCGTGTCGTACGCGATCCCCACACCGTATACGTTCGGTGGCTGGTCATGCAGTTTATTACAGCTTTTTAAGTTGGTTCCGTTAAAAACGTTCATAGTTGTCCGGTCCAGTTTCGAGAATGGTTTCAGGGCATTTAAGTAATTCCGCAGTATTTGCCCATCTCCCGAGGTGGTCCCAGGGTAATCACGCTGCACTGATATTAAATCATAGTCCAATGGGTACCGCTGTCCATTCCGTGTAAATATAACTTCCGTAATATCTGCATTTGAATCGTCTCGCTGGCGAATATTCATGGTTGACATCCCGTTCTTATCATAAGTATTTATATTGCTGCTCGTAACGAAATTCGCAAACACACTGAGGCAGCGCTTAATCCCAAAATTCTTGTTAATGGTAGCATAGCCATTATTAATCACGGCGAAATGCGAGCTAATCGAATTGTAATCGAATGAATTTGAGCTCTGACTATTGAGCTTTGAAAGCTGCTCTGGTGCCGGGTTAGACAGCTCTGCCGTCAGGGTTAAGTCTGACAACTGGTATGTGGTATCCGCGGCAGTTTTCCCGTCAACTGTAGTGAAAAACACGTTGCTGTCCGGTGCGAGAGTAAGCGTAATATTTAGCCCTTTTAAGCCCCACTGATTTGATAACGGGATGGGATTTGATCCTAACAAAACGCCACAGGGCAGTGCGATTGAAAAATCCACAGAGGATGTATACTCAAGGCACTGAAGTTCAGAAAAAGTAGTCATCGAGCTGGTGTTTAAATGACCCAGTAAATCGTTCTCACTAGAAGTGGCTGGTATGTAACTAGCTAAAAATCGATTGTAGTTTTCAATGTGCTCTATGGTCTGCGTGGTCTTATCGCTCGAAATCACGAGTTGTTCCAGAATATTGTAAATTCCTAAGCTAGGTTCCCACTGCGCGTCGTCTTTATTCGTACCAACTTTCGTAAATTTTCCGTTGAGTCGCACAGTGTTACCCTTTAGGAACGCGTCCTGAGCTCCAATTTTGAACTGTAGGATGGGGGTCCCAGACGAGTAACCAACCGGTTGGCCACTTGAAACATTACTCGGTACTACAGAGATGTATTCGTTACCCATAATATGTATATAATTTATACATATTATTTTATTATATAATTCTTTTTTTTTTTTTAATGCCTGATACTCACGCCTTGCGCGGACATATCTATAGATTTCACACAGCATATAAAATTATTCCAAATTTTATCCAGCGCAGGGGCAGTGGTTTCTTCGCTGGAAATCTGCAGATTGAAGTCTTTTCCATTGCCATCGTAACTACCCTGCTGGAGGGCCATCGCGCGGCCTATAATTACATTCGATGCGAATTTTCGGAATGATTTTGCTGGAATTCCTGCCACAACCAGGGCCTTTTCCAGTTCAACCAAATAATTTTGCTCTATTTTTTCATCGTTCAATTTTGACATCGGAATTTTCCGGTCCGGGTTCAAAGCCCCGTTATAACTCCAAATATAGTTGGATATTTGGTCAGGCACGCCTACCAAGCCTCGCTGTTCGTAATCGGAGACATGCTCGCCTGCGGTTAGTAGGGCAGTTTCCACTCCGATCGATAAAATACTTTTGATTTCAGCGTTTGCCAATTGTAGCGCCATTGTGCTCTGCCGTTCGCCTTTCAGCTGCGAGCGTCGGTAGTTTTGGAAGGTCAAAAAATCATATTTCATAACTCCCTGTTCCTTCATCGCCTTCATCATTGCGGCGACATTGTTTTGGGGCACCGCTATTTTCTGTAACACGAGCTCGACATCGTCCAGTAAGAATTCTGGTTTGTAAGTAGCCTTGTTTGTACCCGTGATTGAATTAGATAAACAGATAGTGTCCTCCGTGGTGTGGGTTTTGGTGAGGGTGTGCGAGCCTGCGAGGGTAATTAGTACATAACCAGATGAAATGCCTATCGTGGCGATCGTACCAATGTCCTCGTCGTTAGAACCATCCGTATCAGCCAGTTTCACACGTTCGCCCACCATGAATGGGCAATTTTCCACGGCGATCATATTATTTTTGGTTTTTGACAAAGCGATACTAGTTATCGCATCACCAGATGCCATCGTAGCGGATGTAGCAGTTTTACCGTGTACGAATGGTGCATAAGCGGGAGTAGAACTGCTAATCAAGCTGTGTATGCATTTTTTAGCCTCTTCTAGGGTAATTTCTATCTTTAACCCGGAAGTCATGACGACGGGGAATATCTTTTTATTCCGAAAAATACCAGAATGTAGAGGCAGTTGCAATTTTACCCACTGTTGTACAGATTGTCCATCTGGTGGAGAGGTGAAGTAGGGATTATGATTGGCACAGTTGTAAGGACTCAGGTCTGAAGAATTCGAGCCGTTCACGTCTATCCGACAAAGAGGGTTATACAAAGTAGTGCCCTCGGTTATACTCTTTTTATTACGGATATTGGTATCAGTATCGTAGCATGAAATAACATTTGCCAATATATTATAATCTTGTATTTCTTCGATTAAAATTCCCGTGCCCGTTAAAATTCGCAAATTTTTTATTAGCACCTGCCCACCGAGCTCAGCATCGAGCTGTAAACGTGTGGGCAACAAACCTGCCGCAGTAGGATGGCTCACCATAACCCGACACTGCAGATAGGACTCAGATGGCTGGAAAAAGTTGACATCCGCAGGTACTAGGATTACAATTTTATTATTTTCTGAGAACTGTCGTCCATTCTCTGCTGGTATAGCGATGCTCGTCTGTTCATATGCGACACGTGTATCCGATTCCCAAAAAGAACTCATTAATATATAAACTAGGAACAAAAAAATATTTTATTCTAATATTTAAAGTTTGATTTTAAAGATATTCGTGACCTGTTTTATTTACTCTTTAAAAAGCCGTAGAACCATGTATCAAATTTAGTGAGTTATTGCTCGAATGAGAGACCATCCCTAATTCGTGAAAATTCAGTCCAGCATTTAGCACAGGTTTTACGGATGGTGATACTGTAGCTT